GGTACTACGTACCCCGGGTCTTTCTATAGACACCATCGCTTCGCAATGGTGTCTCCCCCCCATGGGGGGATAGCTCCCAAAGGGGAGCGGGGGGGAGGGAAGCCAAGAAAAAACAAGCGGCAGTGCAAATCCACACACAGCGAATGGTTGAAACTCAGCCCGCGCACACAATGACGACAGCAAAGAACACCCAACGAACACCCAAAGAACACCCAATGCACACCCAAAAACGATGGACGCAAAGACAAGAACAACTAGAACAACCTTTCCTCGTGTATGCATAAAATGAAATGCCCTTTCTGTGTGTGGTAAGTGTGTAGGGGGAAAGTCAAAATAGGTGTTCTACCCGTTCGGGCAACTCAGTCCAACGGTTTTAGGTGTTCGCCTACTTGTACATGTACATCTTGAAAGTGTTCGCCCTACACACAACGACCAAAGAAAAACACAATGACCACTTTATTTACTTGCACACGCTGTGTGCCGAATGGTAAAATTAGGAGTAACCAAAACAAGGGATTGAGAAATGCACCACATCATAAAAGACGCAATCACAGTGAAAGCGCTTCTACTTCATCCAGTCAAATTCATGGCCGGAATCAAAGAAATGAAAACAAAGATTGAAATTGAGAATGAACTCAACGCTGACGGTTATTTACTTGACGTGTGGTGTGTTGTCGAAGGTCAACACGGATTCAGCAGCAGCACAATTGAACTACAAAAAGGTGTCCGCCTTTATGGGGAGTGGTAAACCAATGAACAATTTATCAGACGGACTATGGGAAGACTCCCGCAATCATTCACATCTGGCGCTGCCGGTAGGCAGACAATACTGGACCATAAAATATGAGGCATTTGACTGGTGCGTCAAGTGTACCGGATTTGGATATTGGGAAAACGTTTATCAAGTCGTATCCCGCCACTCCACACGGGAAGATGCAAAGAATTTTATCCTTGAACAACTCACACAATCAAAGGAGTCCAACTAATGAATATTTCAATCGTAATATGGAAAGGCCTTTCCACATCCAATAAACCCGTTTCACTTATTGCCAGTATTGGCGGCAATAAAGCGACGGGGCAAGTGGTAGAATTAACCCTCGTTCCAACTTTCATCATTGAACAATGGGCAGAATTGACGGCGGGAGTTAAACCAGCATGGCAAGGTGTCCCATATGTAAAAGCGCTACGCAGTGAAATAGAAAGTGTTTGCCCGTCAACGTGTGCTTTTGTCATGGCTGGCAAGCGTTGCTATGTACAACACAATCCGCGCAACGCGTCACAAGTTGCCCGCATCATTCGAAATTGTGAAGCCGTTACGAATGACGGATTGTATTTATCAGAACTGCGCTATCTTTTGAAGTGCGCGAAATTAGCAGGGATTGCCAAGGTTCGTTCAATGGTAGCGGGCGACGCAAGTATGATTCCCGCTGCGGTATGGTCTGAAATTGAAAGCTCAATTTGCAAAGTCTATCCAGCCAAACAATGGTTAGGATATACCCACGACCACAGCGCAACTCACTTGCAAAAAACACACGTAGCAAGTTGCGACAGTAAAGAACAAGCATTACTTGCACTGTCAAAAGGTTGGAATGTTTATCAGGTCATTGACGCAATTGGTGAAGAGATTCCGACGGGCGCCGCGTTGTGTCCCAAGTCAAAAGAATTCGAATTGAAACGTGGTTTCTTAATTGGTTGCGCTGGTTGTCCCATGGCTTGCACGGGTGCCAGTTCCAAAAATTGGCGCGTTGTTCCACGTCACGCTAGCGGGGATTCAAGCCGTAAACGTGCGGCGGCGCGGCGTGGTGAAGTATTGAAAAACGAAAAAGGACAAATCAAAGGACTATACGCTTAAGCATTGCTAGGTGCATTGACTGTCAGCGGTCAATGCACCTATGGAGCGCTTAAGCCCCAATAAAAACAAAGGAAAACAAAATGAACTACGAACAATTAGAAAATGAACTACTTGAAATGGGCTATGGCAACTGCGGCAATAATGGCGATTGGAGTGTAGATGCATGGTGCCTATCAAATGGCATACCTAATCGACACAATGCTGGAATCTATTTGCTAGATAGTGAAAACGGCACCTATTCAGTGGTCCAACGGTTCTACGATAAGTGCGACCGTGACGGGAACGATACTATAGAACTGTTAATCGAATTCGATTCCATTCACACGGTACTTGTCTGGATGCAAGTGCTCCAGATGTTCTGTCAAAATAAACCCTATCCAATGGTGCCATTTGAATTCGAGGGTATGACAATTGCAAATCCAGAAATGGATGAAACCGGACGTTTTGAAGTTGAAAGCAATTACTACAATCAAGATTAACAGCATTGTTAGACGTTCCAATCTTTGACGATTGGCGCGTTTGTGGAACGCTGTTGTTCCAATGAAAACAGAGGTAAAATTATGCCACGCCCTAAAAATATGTTTCCTGTTCACGTTTGCACTTCATGTAGGCAGTCCGGTTCTGCAGAATGGTTTGAGCATTTGCACGATTGCCCCGCTTGTGTGGGCGGCCCTACTCGAGCTAAGAATGGAAAACTCGAGAATTGGGATAAATACAAGGCTCGAGCAGATAAATTTTCTGCAGCCTATCGCGACAAGAATGGAATCAAAACCACCGATGTTCTAAAGGCGGTCAACTAGGTCCCGTCGATTTTGAGGAAATTTGTGCCATATATGGTGCCATATATGGCACAAATTTCTGAGAATTTTTGAGAATTTTTGAGAATTTTTGAAGATTTTTGACAAAAAAAATGGCCGAACAGCTCAAGAGCCTAGTAGGCCCGCACAGGAAAAACAGAGGAAACAAAATGATAATTGGTTTAATCGTATTAGGTCCGCCGGCTCTGGCATTTTTTATAGCTGTCCAGGTTATCCTGGTTGAAAGCACTTTTTTGAAAACGGAGGTTTAAGATGAGCTCACCATTCACTAGCTATTTTGAACCAGACGACACAGAACACAATCCAAGGTGCAACGTTCATGAAAATGATGAGGCAATTTGCAATTGTGAAGAGTTGAAAAAAGAAGCATTTGAAGACTATCACCACAATTTAACATCCGATTGATTAGTAGTCCCGCACAGAAAAACAGAGGAAAACAAAATGAATAATAAACAACGTATAACGCTCGCAATTTTAACTTATATCGCACACTTAATGTGTCGCCACATTCTCAATTTTGACTTTGGGCTCTTTGACAATGCGCCCATGCTATGGCTTATGCTGGAAGGTTTAGACCCTGAAGGATTTCTAGGTGATAAACTAGCAATGCTTAATATTTCACCACATTACATTGCATGTGGCTTAAGCATGGCTATCAACACAATTACGGATGGTATTGCGGCATGCGTGGACCCGAATTCCTCTCTAATTGGAATTGCTTTAGGTTGTTTAGTCCCGATTTTGTTCCTTGTCCCGGTTTATTTAATGAGAACAAAAACCATAACCTACAAGCTCTTTGGCGTTGTAAAAACCATTCCAACAGCTGAAATAAATAATAAGTGAGCCTAGTAGTCCCGCACAGAAAAACAGAGGAATTGAAAATGGAAATAATAATCCACGATTTAAATTTTAACCCGCCACGTATTTATAAACCCAGGAATGCAGATGACTGTAAAGGCGCAGCTGATAGGTCAGCCTATGAGCTCGCAGTGCTGCTAAAAGATACGGTTACCGCCGGCAAGGTGATAGTCGAATACAAACGAGCCTAGTAGTCCCGCACACACCGTGTTTTTTTGTAGGTGTTGTGTGTGTCAGTATGTTATTGTGAATTTACTGTGAGCCTAGTAAGCCCGCACGAAAACAGAGGAAACCATGAACAGAAATACCAGTCCGTTAGAAGCGGCAATTCTAAGAGCCAAGGTCAAAGGCCAATGGGATAAGGCTGAGAAGCTGGAGCTCAAGGCTGAGACTTGTCAATTCTGCTCATCCAAATGGGAATCAGGTAAGCGCGAATACCACAGCGAGCTCTGCAACTTATGAGCCTAGTAGACCCGCAAGAATTTATTGTTGACAGACACACTGAGTGTGAAAGGATACTGCCGATGAAGAAGAAAATATGGATGCCAACGACAGTGAGAAAGGTACGACGCAAGGTTGCTGACTACTACGATATTCACATCAACTCACTACCGCAGGGCTTGTTTGCTGAGATGCTGGGTGTTCACCGGAACACAGTACATCTTTGGGAGGCTGGCAAGCGTGTACCTGATAACTCGTGGCAGTTTATCTTTTACAAAATCAATGAAGACCCTTCGTTTATCGGAGAGGTTCGGAGACTAATTGGAAATGAGCAGACCATTGGAACAGACGACTAAGTTAGCAATCTTGAGAAGTGACAGAGGATTCACCCGGGAGAACTTGTGCGCGATGGCTCAAGCTGCTGGGTTCCAACTGTCACATTCAACTTTAGTCCAGTACGAGCGCGGTGAGCGCAAGCCACGTGTCGATTTGGCATTGTGGTTATCAAAAATCTTTGGTGAAGAAGTGGAGGTGCTTTTTGGCTGACAGACGACAGGTAGTTATTTCAAACGGAGGGATTGGAACGTTCCAAAGTTGTAAGCGGAAGTATGACTTACGAAACAACAGGAGCTTGGAGCAGATAGAGAAGCCTGAGTACTTTGCCATTGGCTCAGCGTTCCATACAGGTATTGAGAAGTTACGCGATGGTGAGAGCCTGAAGGTAGCTGTTGACGCTTCCAAGGTTGGTCTGGATGCAGACAACCAAATCAAGGTAGCTGCGATGGTTGAGTCCTGGCGGACCTTTACTCGTGAGTTCTATGAAGAGTATGAAATCATTGAGGTCGAGAAAGAGTTTTTGACCAAGCACACATCCAACATGCACACAGATTATTTCTTTGGCGGCATTGTTGATGCGTTGGCCCGCGATAGAAGTGGTCGTATCTTCATTCTGGAGAATAAGACCACCAGCGATACCTTAGACCGCTTCTGCAGCCGTCTGTGGTCTACGCGCCAAGGGTTGCTCTATAACTGGGCGTTGACCCGCTTAGGCATTCCTATCGCTGGCATCATCTACGACGTTATAAGAAAGCCCACGCTCAAGAGGCAACTGGCAACTCCAGAGCATAAGCGGCGCTATAAGAAAGCGACCAAAGATGGCGTTGTCGAGCTCTATGCCGGTCAGCGGGAGTACGATGAGATTGCCGGTTCATACCATGACCGTCTGATGCGTATGTACAGAGAGAAGTCGTTCGATTCATTTAGGTGTGAGGTGATTGTCCATACCCCGGCTCAAATCGCGGAGCTGGATAAGGACCTGGATGAGATTATGGATGAGTACGTAGCCACTGAGGCAAGGAGCAAGTGGCCGCGAAGCTTGGGTAGTTGCAGCAGTTTTAACCGCATGTGTGAGTTTAGCCCATACTGCTCCGCCGGCAGCGATGAAGTCATTTTGCAGACGCTATTTAAGAAGCGTAAGCGAGTGTTTGAGGATATTTCAACCAAAACAGAGGAGAAAGTGTAGTGAGTATGATTCCAGAGAATAAAAGTCCAGTGATTGACGCGGCATCTGCCCAAGTCATTACAATCATTGGCGAACCAGGTATTGGTAAGTCTACCTTTGCCAGTCAGTTCCCGAACGCGCTGTTCGCGGCCACTGAACCCGGTTTGAATTTTCTTGAGGTCTACCAGACTTCAGTCACTTCTTGGGGTAAGTTTGTGGCGCTTTGTCAGGAGCTTGCAAAGAGTCCCAAGCACATCGAGACCTTGGTTATTGATACAATTGACATCTTATACCTGCATTGTGTGAACCACCACAACTCACTAGCAAACGATGGTGAAGGTGTTCAGCATGCCAGCGAGAACGGTAAGTATGGTAGGGGTTTTGGCATTATCAACAGTGACTTCCGTCGAGTGTTGTCATTGCTTCCATTGCTACGGACAAACAAAGGTCTACCCATGGGGCTGGTCTTTGTAACGCATGCAAAGGAAGTTGAGGTCGATACCCGTGTTGGCAAGGTCAGTCAATGGCGCTCGACCCTGACGGGTAAGGCGAGTGAAATCGTCACTGGGATGAGCGATATTATTTTATTTCTCACTGTCCATAACAATGAACGCATCATTCTTACTGACAAGAGTGACCGTTACACGGCGAAGGACCGTACAGGTCGTTTGCCAGGAAAATTACAACTAAATTACGCAGCATTTGAATCTGCACTTGAGGGAAACAATGAGTGAAATCAACTGGAACCAGATGAATGAAATTTATGAGGCAGCACCGTCACCGACAGGCATAAAGCATGACAAGGTGCCGGATGGTAGTTACACGGTAGCTATCCACACTGTTGACTTCCGCGTTTCTGAGAACGGCAACCCGTATCTGTTCTGGGTACTGAAGATTGCCGAAGGTCCACATACTGGGCGGACGATTATGAAGCAAAGCATGCTCAAAACCCAGACCAATATGGGCTTTTTCAAAAAGGATATTGCGAGCTGTGGTGTGAAGCCACCGGAGTCCATTGCGTTGTTCTCTGATGCTGATAATCGTCAGCGATTTCTCGGCCAACTGCTGGATATAAAGTTGCGTGTCTCACAGAAGACCAAGAACGGTTATGGGGATGTCTATATTGAGCATCGCCTGGAAGCTGCGCCGTTGGTTGGAGGCCCCAAGCCTTTTGAAGATGATGGGATACCCTTTTAGTGTGGCTTTTACCATCCTCTCTCTCTGCTCAGGGGTGGGCATGCTCGACCTTGGAGTCGAAATCGCCCGCCCCGGAGCCAGAGTTCTGGGTTATGTTGAGCGGGAAGCCTTCGCAGCGTCCGTCCTCTTGGCGCGGATGGAAGACAAGAGCTTGGCACCAGCCCCTGTTTGGTGCGGTGACCTCGCTGAGCTCGACTGCTCTGCGTTCGTTGGTCAAGTCGATTGCATCGTCGCCGGATTCCCATGCCAGCCATGGTCAGTCGCCGGCAAGCGTAAGGGCAAAGCCGACGAGCGATGGATTTGGGACGACATCACAATGGTCATTCGCATGGTACGCCCAAGGCTTATTTTTATCGAAAACGTACCCGGAATTATTTCAAGCAGAGGAATCGAAGCAGTTCTCGGGTCGTTGGCCGAAATCGGGTATGATGCGGAATGGCTGTGTCTCCGAGCGTCCGACGTGGGTGCCTCCCACCGAAGGGACCGATTCTTCCTCTTGGCCCACTCCCAGCGGTATGCAGGGGGGGCAAGCCTCGCGGGGAGGGAAGAGGAAGGGCGAGTTGCTACTCGGGGGTCAGGCTGCTCAGTGGCCCACGCCCAGGGCGAGTGCGAACGAGAACAGGACGACTCGAAATGCTCCGAGCCACGGCAAGACTCACGGCAAGACACTAGCCGGAGAAGCAGGGAGTTGGCCGACGCCCACGAGTCGGGATTACAAGGACGGCAGCCCACCAGACAATGTGCCTACAAACTGCCTGTTGGGCAGAGCGGCGCCGAGATGGAACTCCCCATCTTCGCGCCCGGACCAGGCGACCCAATCTGGGGAGACATCCTCGAGCTCGACCCGACGCTTGAACCCGCGCTTTGTAGAGATGCTTCAGGGCTGGCCCATAGGATGGACAGGCTCCGGGCCTGTGGAAATGGAGTCGTACCGCTCCAGGCTGCGGTCGCGTTTGTTGAACTTAGTCGGAGAATGAATGAGAGATAAACAATTAAAACAACTAGGAGATAAATAACATGAAATTTAAGGAAATGCCTATAAGAACCATTACCCAATTTACACCCGTCAGCGGATACTTCGCTGTCTATGAAAACCCGGAGGGTGGTGAGAGGTGGGAAGAGCCTGTCATCGGAATCTGCATCATAGACAACGAGGTGTCCTTCCAGTGTATGCATGGTGATGGGATGATCGAAGACCCTCTTGAGTGTAACGACGGTCTTAATATCACAATCCTATCAGACCAACCAGACCAATCATGGCACAGATGCATAAGCAATGCATCTCACGCCACCAAGAGCAACCGCCGTGTAGCCCACGACGCATGGATGTACCACAACTGCATCGGGGATATCGGAAAGGAACGGAACAAACAAGAAGCCAAGGACCACGATGGGATACAGGGACTCGGGGGAGAATGAAACAATGAAACCATGCCCAACCTGCGGCATTATTTTAGACATCGCATGCTCACACAACGGGACGCATAGGCACATCAAACGGTGCCAGCGGTCGTCAGTGGCCGAGCGTTCGTATTTCAAGACAAAGGGTCACTGGCCCAGGAAAGGTTTGAAACTAAAGGAGTTGCCGGCAGAGGTGCCTGAATCGCCGCCGAGTAACTAATGCTAACACTAAGGGCTATTCGTAGGTATTGCGAAGATGGTATTGAGAAGAGTCTGAAACAAATGGAAGGAGAGCTCATGGTATCAGGTGCGTACAACAGAAAAAAGGGTCACGATTTCGAGCGGGAGTGTGCCAAGCAATTCAGGGAAGTTATGCCTGATACCACAATCAAGAGGGGTATCCAGACAAGGGGTGGAGCGGAGGATAAGGTTCCAGACATCATCATGCCCGTCTTCGCCCCTGAGTGTAAACGCACGAAGCAACCCAATATCCGCAAAGCATATGAACAAGCGGTTGAAGCCTGTCCGAAGGGGAAAATCCCCTGCGCGATTACCCGTGCAAACGGTCAGGCTCCACTCTTCACTCTTTCAATGGCTGACATGCTGGACTTTATCGGTGAGTGGTATGGGAGTCGTGAGGTATGAGCTTTTTACTTGCAGCAATGATGATTTTTGGCGGGCCGGCGAAGGCATGGCGAGCCATGGAAGCAGCTCCCATTATCTGGAATGAAGCAGAGAAGGCAGGAGTGGATCCGTACCTGGCAGCAGCGATAGCCTGGAGGGAGTCAGGGTTCTCGGCCACCGCAAAGAGTAAGACGAATGACTGTGGCATCATGCAAATCAACCACCGTTTTTCAGAGCACTCATGCAAAGAGCTCATGAACATCAAAACAAATATTCGGGCCGGGATGAAGGCGATTGTTTACTGGAGAGGGCGTTTTGGTAAGCGCGATAAGCTTTGGATTTGCCACTACAACTCAGGCAACAAATGCTATCGGCGCAGTAAGAACTACGCCAAACGAGTGCTGAAGACGATGAGGGAACTCAAACGATTGACACGACGGTTGCAGCTTCAGTCTTACCTTCACCCATGGGCAGCCCTGTAATCCCGCGCACCCTTCTGTTGCCCAGTGTGCCGTGGATTTCTTTTGCCTTAGGTATCTCTTTACATATAGCGTTGATGAGCGAGTAGACCCTGACCGGATGCCGAATACCGTGTTGGCGGCAGAAGAATTGATAGGCCTCGTGAAGGTGAGCCTTTGATATGAAACCAGTGCCATCGTCATTGACCTTGGTGAATGGACCCTGACGCTTCTCACCTACGGCTTCTTCCCAGTCCGCTAGGATGGCTGTTATACCCACTTCCGATAGGTACTCTGCAAAACTCAATTGCGACGGTTTGGAGGCTTCTAAGAGGTTGTCACGGCTATTGTTCTCAAACGGAGTGGCTAGGTCACGCTCAATCTTTCGCTCTAGCAAGTCATGGAGGAAGTGGCGAGCACCAGGCCAACCCTTGTTTCTCTCGGCAACGAGCTTACGAATGACCCCTTCCGGCAGTTTCTTATCTTGGCGAAAAATGGAGTAGCGTCTGTCACCCTGCTCAAGCTTGATGGGCATGTCGTCATTACTCATCAACACCATGTTGAACCAGACGGGGACCTCTTCAGCCGCTGTACGCATGCGTCGTATCTGGATAGTAGGCTCAGTAATCCATGCCTTCAGCCTATTCAAGCTCTTGGAATCTCTGTATCCAGAACAAGCAACTTCGTTTGCAACTAGCATCAGGATGCTACTGAATATTTTTGGGTCGAACTTATCTTCCATTTGGCCTTGCAGGATTTCTGTCATCATCCGGCCATAGATAGCCCGCATCATGCCATCGGGACCCCAGAACAGACCCTTACCCGTGCCTTGCTCCCCGTAAAATACGGCGGCAGTCTTGTTTCGGTGAGCTCCTTTGCCCTTGTACAGGTGCTGGAGTGGACTTGCCACCCAGTCCATGGCATACTCATAGGCTTTCTCATCTTCGTTGCATAGCCAGTGGAGCAACCATTTATAGATTTCACAGTTGCCGGGTTCGGGTTTTAGCGACAGCCCTCGGAACTGGTTCAGCCATAAATTTGAGTCTCTGAGTGTGACTGGTTCTGTTGAACTGGGGTCAAAGACAACGTCCCTGGCTGCAGGGAGTGCGGATGTCATCGCCTTTGCCTCTTCATGGTCGTAGCCTGATTCCCGCAGTCTTGCCACAAGCGAGTCCCTGCTACTGCCAATGAACCAGATGCCACCGCGAAGGTATGCAAAGTGGCCATTATCGAGTCGATAGAACTTGAAGTGGCTATTGCGTGCTGCTGCGAGTAGTGAGAGAACCTCTTCCTTGCCGTGCTTTTTGATGACATCTGTTAGGTCACAGTGGTCTGGAAGGATCACCCGACGCGCATTTGGGAAAGCGTTTGCTGACTTTTGCCAGTACTTATCTCCAGCGGCATCGGCATCCATGATGACAACAACTGAGTTGGGAGGTGAGTCTACCAGTTTGGCGGTAGCGTCCCACCATTTCGGTGAGGCTGCTGACCCACCGCATGAGCCAAGGATGCCTCCCTCAATCAGGTTCATCTCGCGAAGGGACATGAGTAGCAGGGTGTCGATTTCGCCCTCGGCAACGTAGAGTGTTTTGCCGGCGGCGTATTTCATGGCTGCGGGTGGAGGGTCTCCGAACCAAACAGTAGTTCCGGTTTCAAGGCCCACCATGTCATTTTTGATACGAAGGCTTTTTACTTTCGTACTTCCATAGCCAGTAAAGCGACGTACACCACTGACAACAACTCCGTCACGGTCCCGAAGAGGGATGAGCAGTTTGTGGTCTGAGTAGGCAGTCCAGTAGTCTTGTTTGAACCCAGCGGTCCAACCGGAGAATTGAGCAGCCTCATCAGCGATGTCATCATTGGCCCAGCGGCGCCTGAAGTATGCAAAGAGATGCTGACTCTGCGTCCCCTTTGCCAGTGCCTTCACCCACGTATCGTTGATGTCGATGGGTTCGACCTTCACTTCTCTCTTTGGGCGGCTCGTTTTTCTTGGTGGGATGTAGCGCTCGCGACCAGCAAGAATCTCGTCAGTGACACTGAGCTCTTTTGCTAGTTGCTTTGCCGTCCAGGTCTGGTTGCAATTGCGGCAGGTAAAACCGCCTGGATCCCCCGCACTAGATGCCCCGGGAGGGTAGCACATGGCAGAACCCCAGTTAGTCCCTTGTTTTTTATGGGGCACAACCGGGCAGGGAAGGTTTGAAATCGGCTGGGTGCCGGTGATTTTGTCAACGCAAGCGTAGCCAACAGAAAAAAGGACATCTCGAATATTCATAAAAAACATCCTCCCTCGAGCAATGTGGCCTGTCAAGAATTAGTAGTTGACTTAGGTAAGTTGCCTTCGTATTTGTTTCGCTGCCTTTCTCCGTGGCTTGCCCATACCTGCTTTTTCATGAGCGATGGCGACGGCTTCTTTCTGTGGATAACCCTCTCTAACGAGTCGCCGGATGTTGCTCTCAATGGCAGTTTTTGACTTGCCTCGCATGTACGGCACAGTGGCTAACCCTTCAGTTGTTTTGCGATGTTAGCAGCCGCCTGTGACCGAGCGCTGAGTTTCTTCTTCTTCTTCTTCTTGTATGCGGTTGCGGCTTTCTTGCCGGCGGCGGTATACGCAAACTTCTTTCCGTAGACATCAGGCATCGGAATCCTCTCTGTGGTCAATGATTTCCACCAACTCTGACTCAATTTTGACTGTGTCGATTTGCTCTAAAAGCGACACCCATACACTCAGGAGACCCTTCTCTAGCAAATCACTGGCGGCAGCTAGAAAGCTTTCCGTCAGGTATGCAGGTAGCATTTCCTTCGCTTGCTGCTCTAGTGCATCAACTAGCAATGATGCCACTCGCTTGGCTACATCTGGACTCATTTCTTTATGTCCTTGGTTACAATTATCGCCTTGTCAGTACATTCGTTGTTTGTTTTGCAACACTTCACCTTCAACGTCGCAGCAGGGCTTGGCAAACTCGGGTGAGCGCTGATGTCCAAAACCGTTTTTGAGCAGTAGGACGGCCCACAATGCACCATGCCAACAGACACAAATCCTATAATCAGCACTGGTAGCGCACGTCGAAATCCGACTGCAGCCCCCAGTCCAAACACACCCAAAAGGGTCTGGAACAACTCTGGCGTTAGGTGTTCGGGAAAAAATGCCCGAAGTACAATCAATAGAGCCAGTAAGCATGAGCTCTGGATTGTGAGGCTTTTATATAGTGGCTTTTTCGATGCCATTCTCATCTCCTTGGACCCGTTTTAGGTCCACCAAATCTTCCATAGATTCTGTGCAGCTTTCTTTCTTGCTTTCAATTTGTCAATAGGGTTTGGGACATTCGGCATGCCCGGTAGTGGAGAGGGTTGTGATGCCGCTGCGGGTGACGCAACTGGCATTGCCTTGATACCAGGCAACGAAGACGGCAGATTCTGCTCGGCCCAACTACCTGTTCCACCTGAATAAGGTCTCGGTTGCGCTACATTGACACCGCTTTTTGGAAACACACTCGAGTACACACCTTCACTGAGGCGCTTTTTCTTTTTCTTGGCGCCAAACAGGCTCTTTGGTGCGCTGTATGCTGACAGGCCTGATGTGCCTCGTGACTTAATCGGTTGCTGCGGCGCATATGCACTTGGTCCCTTGGGGTCTCGCACTATGTCACCTCCAGTCCCTTCATCGTTTTAGAACTCTATCCATCTTGCGATCCATCTTCTCAAGGATACGCTGGTTAGATGTTTGCTGTGTCTGTATCTGCACGAGCTTCGTGTCTATCGCGGCTGCCTTAGTCTCAAGCTTCTCAACTGCAACCTCTTGTTTCTCGTTGACCTCTTCAACTCGCTCGATGTCAGACGTATTGACCTGGACGGTGTGGTCCATACTAAAGACATACGTCATCATAGACGCACAGGCTGCTATCAACATACCTGCTATCTTTATCCAATCGGCTGGCTTCATGCTAACTCCTCATCAAGTAGTGGCGTGCTCCGCTTCCCTGCGGATGCCGCTGCAATCGTTTTTGCCCAGGCTTCCTCGTGTGAGAGGGCCTGAGTTCTATACCATAGGTAACATTCAGGGAACGTGCCGTCACCATGTGCGAATCGGTGATGTGCCTTCAGACCAGCCTTCCGATGTTCGGCTATCTTTCCCCAGCGCATTACCCCGTCAGGTATGCCGGGGAATTCGAGAGGAACATCGTGGCGCATAATCAACCAAAGGACAAGCTTCCACAGGCTCTTCATCTGGGATTCGTAGGGTAAGAGATACTCCTTCCTGTGTACCCATACACCCGTCAGAGTCTTATCCCCATCCTTAGCGTACTTAGCGTAGAAGGGGTTCACTATCTCAATGCCAATGCTTCTCCGGTTGTGGCCTGAGCCAGCATGAGAGCAAGCTTTCTTGGCGGGCACATGAGATGTAATCGTCCCAGCCTCATCCCGGTCTATGCAGTAATGAACGCCTAGCTTCCTGGCATTGAGAACCTTGACTGCCTTTGCTGTGGTGCTGGTCACTGATTCATGGATGATGATCTCATCTATCTCAGCATACCGCCTGGAGTAAGAGCGCAGCTTGGCACCCTTCTTTATCCACGACGGGTTATCACCACCGAAGAAGTCTAAGACGTATTGCCACCAGATCATTTCTTCTTAGCAGCCTTCTTCTTAGCAGCCTTCTTAGGCGCAGCCTTCTTCTTAGTGGGCTTCGCCTCGGCTGTTGCCTTACGTCGTCTAACTGTTGGTTTGAAAAACATTATCCCCTCCCTATGCAGGAACCTCGTAGGCACCTGTGATAAGCCAGTTTGTCTCATCGCTCATAACTTCAACCATCATGTAGTTGGCGTCCAGCGTGTAGGTTGCGGCACCGTCAATTGTGGCAGAGCCAGATGCTCGGCCAATTGTAATACTGTTACTGGCATCGACTCGCTTGATCTTGTATATGGTACCCCCGTTGCCCGCTGACGGGGCAGGGAGTGAGACAGTTGTGCCTGAGCCGGATGCGATAATAAGGTAGTCATTTACGCCAACAGTGTAGTTAGAGGTTACTTCTCTGTAGGTGGTGGCCAACCCTTCGCAAACAAATTGGCCAGTCGTTTCAAGGATGCCGCTACCATTTGGCGTTATCGTTATATCGCCATTAGCACCATCAGTTATAACGATTGTGCCGCTGTTGGTGCCCGCGTTAGTCTGAAGCTTTAGGTCATGAGTTCCAGCACTGGAGATAACGCCGGTAGCACCACTGGACCCGACAATAAGCTCACCTGTGCTGCCATCAATCTTTACAACTGCTGTGGCAATAGCTTCACCGGTCTTCCTGATGCCAAACTGTATAGGGATTCCGGTGATCAGACCTGCGATGGTTAGCGCATTGTCAGAACCGTTTGTCATGGCGACGCCAAGTGGATCATAACCAACTTGAGCCATCCCAATAACGGATTTGTTGGCACCACCGTCTTGCTTAAACAAAATAGCAGGGTTGTCACCCTCGCCTGAATTATCTGAGTCTGCGTCCAGTGTTAATAGGACGTCGCCCGTGCTCGAAAGGTCTAGGTTTGTGAACTGTGGTGAGTCCCCAGTGCCTACTCCGATTGATGTTCGTAGTGTAGCGCCAGACTCGGCAACTGGATCACCAGTACCATCACCAACAATCATCTGACCGTCAGTAAGGACAGCCATCGCTGTTACTGCGCCAGTGCCAGAACCAAGAAGAACACCGCCATCCGTCAGCGTTGATACGCCTGTACCACCATGGGCCACACCTACATCAGTGCCTTCCCATGTACCTGTCGCTATAGTTCCGACAGACGTAATCTGAGTCTGTGCTGCATCGACATTCAACGTGACTGCGCCAGATGTACCACCACCGCTAAGGCCGGTACCTGCTGTTACGCCTGTGATGTCTCCAACGAAAGCCGCCGCAGTTCCATCGGTCAACTGAATGTCATCACCCGCATCAGTGGTGAAGAACAACTCGTTGGGTGTAGCTGTGTTGACCCATAACTGCCCGTAAGCAACAACGTCTGTGGTTGCGTCTGCCTTCTCTTTGAGGAAGACTGAACCTTCAGCAGTTACATTGCCGCTACTGTCTACAGTCACCCGGTCGCCATTGCCACCGGCATCAATCCGTAGCTTGTCTGTACTGTGGTCGTAGTAAATCTGCCCACTAGCCTCGGCAGCGTTGTCTCCGAATTGAATGAGGCCAATGTTGTTAGCCGCGCCAGCCAACTGAATTGAAGGTCTGGCGTCGTCCTCTGCAATGACCGTAGCCGTTGTGGAATACTGTACGCCGCTAGCTGTATCCCGCTTGGCGTGGACTTCGGCCTCGGCTTGCTCAGTACCCGCGCCAATTCGTTCCACGCTGACGTTTCCGGGCGTTACGGTTAGGTCGCCCGTGCTTGCGCCAGTGGCAGAGGTGGTGCCCAACACGAATTCGTCCCGGCTTTCATCCCAGATGATGGCTGCATTTGCAGAACTGCCACGCTCAATAATAACACCCGCATCGCCAGAGGGAGTGCCGGTTATCCCGTTGCCAAGCTCGATTAGCTTGTCTTCGAGGACGGTGTTGGTTGTGCTGACGGTTGTGGTCGTTCCGCTTACGGTCAAATCGCCATCAATAACCATGTTGCCAGAGCTGTCGATGTAGACCTTTTCGGCGTCATCCTCAAAGCCAAAGCGTATCCGGTTGGTCGAGTGGTCGAAGTTGATGCTTCCAGCGTTAGGGTGGGCGTTATCGCCAAACTCAATAATGCCGATATTGTTGGCTGAACCCACAAGCTGGATACCAGGCCTGTTATCGTCTTCGATAATCAGGGGTTGGTTGAGGGCGTACTGCGGGTCGGCGGCAGCATCTTTTGTGACGTGCAGTGTTTGTTGAGGCTCAGCTTCATTGACCCCCACTTTGTCACTGCCCGAACTGAGGACAAGGTCACGAGTGCCTTCTGACTCGAGGGTCAGTGCGTCTGCGGTTTCGGTTGTCTCAACAGGAAAACCTGAAATTCTAATGCCTGTGCGGGTCGCCATGATTTACTCCTAACTGTCTTCGTTGGTAACCGTTGTATAGTTACCTTCAAAAGTGGATTGGCCTGAGCGATATGCTTTGACCTTTATGGTTGCTGGGCCGGTCGTTACATCAAATTGCAGTGCCTTCCACGCCTGGTCCCAGATGATGCTTCTCGGTAAGTCGGCTTGGCCATCTGCCAATCCATCGACTTTGAATCCTGAATTATACTCAGGTGTTGTGTCAGGAACTTCATACTTCTCATCAGCGTTCGGGGCTCCGCTACCATCGTAGTCGTTGTCCAGCCCAAAGATGCGGATCGTTGTATTACCAGCGGCAGACATTACTATCTCCCAGGTATCGCATGCGTAGGGCGGCACGACGCGAAAAAACTTTCCAGTGCCAACAACGCACTTCACCATGTGAGGGTCTAGCGCGCCGGGAACCGTGCCAGTGCCACTGTCTTGGGTTACCGTTCTTGCGGCGCCGTCTGCGCCAAAACTAATCGTTGCCATTTTTCTTTTTCTCCCGCGCCTTATACAAACGCTTTTCAGTATCTCGGTCTACAAATTTCTCAAATACCGTCCCAAGTGAGTGCAGTACGGTGATAAATCCCTTTTCGCCGGATAATCTTTCCGCTGGATCTTCCTCGCCAAATAGCATTCTGAAGATCATCTTATATCCTTTTGACTTATTCTTGTATTGCTTTCCTAAATCTAGCAATTCTTGGCGGCTCAGTTGGCCTTCACTGGAAAACTCACGCTGCAGAAAGGAGACCCACTCCTCTTCGCTGATGTCACTATCCGTGATAAGCATGTTCTCCCATGCAGTAATGGGCAGGCCGGCAATAATCGCTTTGATTGCAAGAACGTCAACGTCTTCACCTCGCAACGCACCCTTATCCTCAATACGCTTCGCAGACCGGGGCATGTCATCGTCTTTGCGTATGTTCCTGTATCTGGCAGGTAGAGTTGGAATGGTCGCAATTGAACGCTTCAACATCCGAAGCATCCGAAGACCCTCAACAGCCTTTGTCTTCATGTAGTAGTCCAGAGCAGCGTTAGCATCCTTTACTGATATATCTGGATGAGAAACCTCTTGAGTGGCTATCTTTTTTAGCTCTGGATAACTAAATACTGTGGGCATACCCGTTCCCTTGAACTCTTCTACAACATCGTCTGCGACCCTTTTCTCTGTTGCGCGAACATCCTCACCAAACCGTTTCAATTGGCGTGCTACACCGTCGGGTACATGGACATCTGTCTCGTACTTGACACCACCCAGCACATCAAACCAGGTCTCCATCGAGTCCCTAACGCGCCCACGGTAATCCTTATCACCAATCTGTAGCAGCTTTTCATAGCTCTTTCCGAAGAGCCATGGAGGGAGCATTGTTTGAACCCCAAACTTAGTCCTGCTCCATATTGGGCCAAAGAACTTGTCCCACTCACTCGCCCCTGCTCGAGGCTTGTAGAGATCTTTGCCTGTGTATGGATCCTTACCGGAAGTCGCGGCATACGCTATCGTTGTAAGCGGGTTCTGGTTAGTCATCACTTGAGCAGCAAAGTTATACAACCAACCTTCTGTATTATACGATTCGAGTTGGGGTATGAGCCAATCAATTGGCGTGTAGTAACCTATGTTGAACCATCGGGTCAGCATCGGCACTGCCATCTCCTGGGTGATTTCCTTCGCAACAACCCACATATTTATCTGCTCATCCCAGTACACGTCCTTAGAGGTACCCTCCCTGATAATTCTTGAAACCGCTAGACGACGCTCTGACGTTGTACCCCACTTGCCAAGCGACTCAGTGGCAATGCGGATGGCATCATCCATTGTCTTAACTTCAACCACATCACCCCCTTTACCTGGAGGCTCATCATCACCCTTCCCTCGGTAGGCGACTACTATGTGTGTTCCCTCTGGCAGCGCCCCGTACTGGTCAGTCGGAACCTCCACCATCAGGGTTTCTTTTACTATCTCAGTTCGGATGTTGGGTGTGCCGCTAATCGCCTCAATTGCCTTACCGATAACACCTGTCGAACTCATGGGTATATACCGATACCTGCGCCATGGTTGCGACTGACTTTTTATGGTTTTCATCCACGCTCTCGCGGCGTCAATATCGTCAGCCATGGCTGACGCAAACTCCTTTACACTGAGCGTTTCATGGAGGTTTATATACATCTGAGCGACAAGTGGCTTACGTTTCAACCACTGCCTTATTGGACCGCTCTCTGCCATAGAGTGTTCTAAGTATGCCCAGAATGGCTTGCCGCCCATGACAAAGGTAAGGTTTCGCAGACCAAACCCAGCTTGTGTCGGGCCGCGCATCACTTGCCCTGCGCCAGTGATATCCGAGTAGTTAAACCACTTCCACTGAACGCTCTTTGCTGCAGGGCGATACATTTTGAAATCCTTGCCCATGTTTGTTTGCTTGAGCCAGTCAGCGAATCTCGGCCAGGTATCCATTGCATTGTAAAAGACGCCCGGGGTCTCCGACAGGAAGAGCCGGCCTGTGGCGCTTAGTCCCGGTATGTTCCCGGTTGCCAGGTTATTCGGCAGGGCTTTTATCTCAGCCAACGAAACTTTACCTCGCTTAATGAGTCCTCTGAGCACAGCAGTTGATGCCCCTCTTCCGAGCTCCGTCTGAGCGAATGTACCGTCGAAGGCACCGTGTTTGTACGCCTGAACGTAGAGCTTTCCACCAGTGGCCATTTCATGGAGTGCGCGTTTGTAGTAGGCCATATTTTTGCCCATCATGATCATGTCGTTCATGGGGGCGAGCAGGAGTATATTCGCGTACAGGTTCCGCATGAGCGTGGGAGCGTTCCATACGGTGTGCGCTTGTTTGAAATAAGTAACTGCCTTTGCCCACTTGCTCTTACTAGCGACTGCTGCAATCTCCTCTGTGTACTTTAGGTGCCAGAAAACATCCTCGTGTATCCATCGGCCCGCCAACTCAAGCCATCGCGGGGTCTTGCTTCCTGGGTACATCACCTCGGAAGACATCTTTATCCACTTACCCCGACGCTCAATGCCTCCGCTTAGGATCTTAAGTTTCCCTGTTGGGGTACCCGGCTTCCTAAAGGTGCTTCCTCTGAGTTGCTTCCCCTGGAAACTGAGATTTGGGTCTCGCGCAATCGCTTGGTAGATCTTAGCCTGACGAAGCATAAACTCAGCTTCACCCAACCCACCAACGGCTTGGTTCATGAGGTTTTGCTCCATCCCAATCATCTTCTTAGCCTCGAGCGAGTAACCCCTTCTGTTCAACTCACTAACCTGTATCTTACTGCTTGCCGCTCCCATCGTTGGAGCACCCGCTACGTCAGCGACAGCGAGGTCTCCTTGCATTTTCCGCAAGGTCTCTTCCCATAAAGGAAACGCCTTGTCACGACCGAGTGCCTTCCCCATGACCCTGTTCAGGAAGTGAGTGAATTTACTCCATGACTTATATTGCTGGGGCCACCAGAACTTGTTTATCGCAGCCTGGTTATCAAATATACCGTACTGCCAACTCTCGGTCTTAGTGTTGTAGAACTTGTGATTTTTCAAGCCATGACTAACTTCCACTGCTCGAAGCGAGAGGTCACGCCCCCACTTGTTCATAAACTGGGCCTGTGACCTGAACTGGTTAATTAGCTTCGGTGAAATCTCACCTTCCAATAACGGGTTTACCTTCCAGCCACCAACCTTGGTAGCGCTGCCGCCCCCTGACTTTGGAATCGAAACATTTGCACTGGAATCCCAAACAAGGCCGGGGAGTCTCTCTTCGTAATGAGCAAATAACTTACCCTCTTGCTTGAGTTTTTCGCGTAACGCATGGGCCTCTTCTGGCCGAGCGGCATAACCAGACCTTGGGCCAGGCTCATGCCTTTCATTTAGAAGCGCTCTTCCACTCTCGCTCTCCACCACCCGTCGCATCTGAGCGTCCCGAACATCGTCCAGAGCTTTCCATGCCTTGCCGTTTTCCATTACATCAATTCGACCAATGGTCCCTGTTCGGCCACCACCATACATAATGTCTTGCAACGTCTGTTGGTGTTCTTTGGGAATCTTTTCAACAAGGCTTCTGTTCAAGAGCTCACTGCGCCTCATCGCCCAGCCTTGTTCGTGGATAAGTGCCCGTAGTGGTGCGCTAAGTAACTCAGACGGTCTCCGCATATACCACCGCAATATGCCCGCTCCTTCCATCGAAATGGCCCAGTCAACGAAAAGTCCCAAGGTTTCCAAAACGCCAATCGGTGACAGGGTGAATGGTAGTCCCATGATGCTTGTTTGTTTTGCAAGTTGTGGCAAATATTCTAAGAAAAGCGCAATATTCCTTGGGAGCGCCGCCAACTCTGGATTTGGAACCTTTGTTTCAAACTGGCGTATTGATGCCTTTACGATTTCGACATTACTTGCAAGCATGGCCTCCGCATCCACCGCTGCCTCATACGCTTCCGCTTGCTTCCTGTGCTTTACCCGCACCCTCTTTCTTTTGCTTGTTGGTTCCTTTACTTTCCCGGCATCATCCAGCCGGTCCCGTATGCGCTTCCATGCCTTTTGCAGTACTTCAGCCGCCTTCTTGTGTTTGTGTTTCTTTGTCTTTAGTTCCTCGTTCGCTGTGTCATACAGGCTCTTTTCGCCGGCCTTTTTGGGTCGCAGCTTACCCTCTTCCAGTACGAGTTCACCCGTTTCAATTAGTGGGGCCTTTCCATTGGTAATCTTCTTTTGCATGAGCTCAAACATCTTTGTCTTTAGCAGTTTGCTCATGCCTATCTTGGCGAGTTGACCGAGCGGCATAAGCCACAGGAACTGCGTTATTGCCCCCTCCTCAACCAGCCCAGCCTTGGGGTCGCCAATATGAAGCGCAAGTGAGTTCACCATTCCATCAATGAACATTTTCCCGGTCTGCGTTAATTGTTTGGCGGATTCAACTGCATTGCGCCCACTGAAGGGTTCGGCAATCATATCAACAACCATTTCACCGATATGTGGAAATAGCATAATGAGACCGGCAAGCTCTTCAGGTGCATTTTCAGCAACGTGTGATACTACTTCCCACGGTCCCATCGCATCGTACTTGCCGATTACTTTTAGATCTTTCCCCTCTGGACCGTCATATTTCCACGCTGTCATGAAATCAGCAGCTTCCCAGCCGCCTCTCCAACCGCCTCGGCCTTTGTTTAGTTTGGTGTCCCAGGTCGCCTTATCGTTCCACCGGAGTCCAAATAGGCCGCGAAAGGAGTGCTCTGGATCATCAAAGCGGAGGAAGTTAATGACAGCGTTGGACCTATTATTCCTCGCATCCTCCTTCATAACTGCCGAAGGGATACGTACTGTACTGTTGACGCCTTCTGAGTCCTGTCCCATGTATATGTCTAGGGCTTCATGGACAGCGTTTACTAGTTTTGACGCGATATGGTATCCGCCTGATAGGAGGCTATTTTTGGCTGCAAATGGATTGCCAATGGCGTACTGGTTATCAGTCCAGGGGATGTCAAACCATGTTGACTGCTCGTCCAGGTCTCCAGTAACCCAATGTAGGCCTTTCTGCAGAAACGGGCCCAGCGAGCTATCCTTCGATGTAATCGGTATACCCGCTGACTTCATTTCAATAAGCGCTGGGTCCATGCGAGAGATATCCTGTTGCTCCCACTGCCCTCCTCGTTCTACAAGATCTCTCCACAACTCCCACGCAATTGTTCTGCGAGCCTTCTCCATGAAGGGGGCAAGTGCTTTGTTCGACGGGACTTCCTTTGCGTGGACTGGGGCCTGGACGTGCAACCCTGACTTAGACTTTCTCTTACTGGCAAGGTACAACCTCTCAGCAACGGCCCTCACCTTCTCAGGCGTGCCAACTTCTTTCATCTGGGCGTTGTATGTTTTTATGAGTGCAGTTGCTCTATCAACTGGGACAGACTCGTTTGCCGTCAGGCGTTGCTCCGCCCTCTCAGGCGTTATGTTTGCGTCTGGGAATCCCTGATGTCCGCCGCCTCTCATATTGGTGTTGATGGGGATTTGGATGTTGGACCTTAGCTTATCCAGTTCACGCGATGTAGTGGTTTCCCACTGCCCCTTTGTGTACATCGGTACGGGGATCCTAATCCTTGCCCACCTACCTGTCGCAATGGCTCTATCAACCGTGTAGCCCTGTCTGGGAATAGTGCCAAAGGGTTGCACTCGGTCTAGGAACTTCCTGTGCCTCTGTAGCCACCTGGATTGCTTCTTTGGGTCTAGCTTGGCAAACTCCCTCGAGAGTTTTTCCTCATCATCTGTAAAGAAGATTTCCCGATACTCAGGCTTTTTATAGAGCGATAGTATCTCCTTCTCGAGTTCTTTCGCCACCGGCAGCATTGCCAGGTTACCGTGTTGAGCGCTTTTGTAATAGCGAACTAATCTGTGATAGAGCTCTTGACGCTTGTCGAACAGGGATTGCTTTACGTCGTCACGCTTTTGCCAGAATGGAGATCCCTTTGTTAGGCTCTTGTCCTGGTCTGGATCATCACTCTTTCCATGCTCCGACACAGCCAGGTCCTTGGGTATTGGACGCTCCTTGGTTGTCTTCTTGCGTCGAATAACCTTCTCTTGGTATGTCGGGAAGACTCCCTCAAACCAGTTTACGGTTTCCCTGTTTGATAGAAATCGGGTGGTTTTGCCTTCAGACCATGCCTGTTCGGCTGCGGTTGGCACACGGTCCTTGATGAAATCAATGAAGGTCATGTCTTTATCAGGGGTGGTCCGTATTGGTCTCTGGGTTTTGTACACGTCGCCACCTGTGCCGCCCAGTAGGTTCCCCGGCTGTATGTTTGTAGCTCCTTTATCGAGGGTCCCTCTGTCGAATATTAGGCGCGTGAGATCTCCAGAAGTGCCGGTTAGAAGTTGCGGCGGCGCCCCCATCGCTGACAGCGGTGTTTTCTTGCCCTCGTAAGTGACCTCTTGCTGCTTCCCAAACAATTGTTCTGCCGGCACTTCATGCACTTGCCCGGTCTCTTTGTCATGGATGGTTATGGTTTTGCCGTATGGAACAGTGTCTACCCCCGGTGGCTTATACCCAAACATGGGCATCTCACTTGTTCCGCCCCTGAAGACGGGTGGCGTGAGTGGCTTGCCAGGTGGCGTGTATGCTTTCTCCAGTTGAATAGGTCTAGATTTGCCAATCGCCTTCTTTGCCTTGAGCTCTGCCTTATGCTCTGCCTTTGCCCTGGCTATCTGCTCATCGGTGAGTTCCTGCTTGCCTGACTCGAACAGTTTGAATAAGCCGTAGGCAGTGGCACCGAAGGCAGCGGTACCTGGAAACATGCTTGCCCCAAATCCAAGGGCTGTTGACCCAAGTCCCGGCTCATCCTTCTTCTCATCAACCATTACGCACCCATGCGAGTTAGGAAGTGGTTTAGTCGCCGGTTCTTCTCTTTATCTGAAATATTCATGCGAGCAATGGCTTTCAACGCTTTCGTTACCCGGTCGTCATCCATCGACGCAACAGGGTTCCGAGTCTCTGAATTGATAACAGCGCCCAGGTCGTTACCATCAAAAACGTTTTTGAAATCATCAATGCTAAATGTACCCTGATACGGGTACTTCCGATTAAAAAGCTCCCAACCTTTGTCCATAGGCAACTTATTGGTTTCAATAATGTTTTTCCAATTCTTAATAGCGCCCGGGAGGTGCTTTCTTGCAGCGGCTTTTCGAGCGTCCAATTGGAGACTGTTGAATTGCTCTGTGCCGCCAGAGGTGTGGTTCTTTAGCCATACCTTGAAATCCGCAACCTTGAATCCTTTATTATACTTTTTCCAACCATCACCCTTCACGGTGAAGGCATACTCTTTCCCGCCAATCGTGATCTTTACATGGTTTCTTCTTTTGTTGTTTGGTTTTATAAATTCCGCCTTTACGGTGCTCATGGCGGTAGCAACACTTGATTTGCCCGCACTGGCAATTTTGGCCTCCGCTTTACCAAACGTTGCCGCGTACTGGTTGCTTACCTTAGTCTCAACTGCAGTTGGCGCGATGGTTGTGTCTTTCGCTCCCTTTAGCGCTTGAATGGAATCGCCACGGTGAGTTTCCTGATGGTTGCGGACAAACATCCTAAGTCCAAGTTGATATTTTCTGTTTACTTTGTACCCCTTCCCCTTGCCAAACAATTTGTCTATACGCTCTTCGGTACCAGGTTCCTGGCTTTGGATGAATTTGAGGTCTGCTTCAATGCGCGCCAACTCTGCTTGATCGGTAACGCCCGCACCTTGGGTTGTTTTGTCACCAATCCTGTACATTTTATTTTTAGGGGTCTCTAGCCACTGCATAATGGCATCAACGTTTGTAATGCTCTCTGGGTCACTTGGGTCAAGCGGTGCCGCTAAAGCTCCAGATACATCCGAATGGCGGACATCAATTGGACTCTTATCCCCTGGACCCGAATTGTATCTCCAGATTGGTGGATCTTCCTTATCCCGTTTCTGGCCATTGAAGATTCTCACAGACATTTTTCCTGCGCCTTTAAGGGACATGGCTATTTTGAAATTCGCGTGTCTAACCTTAAACTCATTTGCCGTCAAAGGGGACTCAACAGCAAATGCGATGTCCTTTTTCAACCACTCAATTTGCGTTCTTGTCAACGGGGTTGGCAGTGTTACCAACTTCTGTGCAATATCACTATCCCCGTACACATCAAACTGGAGGTACAGACGATTATTTTTATCAGAAACCAATCCATAGCGCTGGCTCAGGTCATTTGCCTTCACCATTTTCATACGTTGCCATGAGAGGTGGGACAGCCCGCTGCTGACTATTTTGTTTGGGTTGGTATCTTGAATCTGTTTGGCAACCTTGGCTTCAGCAGCGGTCTTGATCGTAGTCTCAGCTTGGTCCTTTTTCCAATACATCTGGGCCATATCAAGGTTCGCTTTGTCGTTCACCCTCCGACTCAAGTTGTAGAGCTCACCCGAACGGGCAGACGTTGGCTTTACGCCGTGTTTTTCCGGGGCCTGTTTGAACTCTTGAAAGGTTGGTATTTCAATCTTTAGTTTTGCTAACTCTTGTGCTAACGGTCCCCCACTTCTTACAACCCCTCGCATGCGCTCAAGGTGCTTGATGGCTGCGGCTGCACGTACCCCTTCGCCAATGTCCCCACCACCTTCTGTTATCTCAAGGCGGCGCCCCTTTGGAATCGACTGGAACTCCTCCAATGTTGTGTGCATGCCGGGGGCACCTTGACCTTCGCCAAGTTCAAGAGCTCCCCTAAGATCACCCTCACTAGCGTCAGCGGGGAGTGATGCGACTGTTTTCCCGGTCCCCATTTCTGCTTCCATCGCTGCAATCTCAGGAGCGGCACGCTTCGCTGCTGCAGCCTGTAGTTGCGGGTCGATGGCATCCAGATAGGCCTCACCAGCCTCTACCCCATGGGCACGCTCGAAGCCGTAAACACCACCCTTTGCGCTCTCAAGAGGTTCCTTCAGGTAATGGGCGAGAGCAGCGGATCCAAGTTGGCCACCGATATTGAACGCACCACCAACCAACGTCTGAGCCATTTGGGCTGCCGCACGTTCGCGGGCCAACTCACGCTCTAAGTCAGCCTTTATCTTTGTCCGAGCATTTTCCATGCCCTGAGCATAGGTTTGGCTAAAATATGGGGTAATATCTGGTACTGCACCTGCCATGACTACTCCTTTATGTACTTAACAAAAGCCTTGTCAGGAGTGTGCCACCCTTGAAGCTCTCCCCCGTAGTAGACTGTGTCTATAATTTCCGCTGGCTGATTTCCCACTCGCCATGTTGCATAGATAACATTCACCCCGTCCACCACTTTCACCAATGTTCCCAGGCTCTGGGAAATCTCATCCCACGTGTAGTACTCGCCCGTCTGCGGGTTGATGGAGTGCATCTTGTCCCACACTTTGTCGAGAGTTCCGCCAGTATAACCCTTTGCGCCGTGTGCTGCTGCCCAGTTTGCAACTGACTGCCACTGGTCTGCAACTCTGTCTTGCTGTTGTTGGTAATCAAACTGGTCATTAGCCAATTTGTTTATTTCACCCTGCATCGCAAGTTGAGCTTCTGTTGAAATCATGTTGCCATACGTCGCGAGGTAACTCTTGAGCCTATTCAGTCTGTCCTCAACAGCGAGTTTTGCGGCTTCAAAGCGCACATTAGCCATCGCTGCCATCGTCGATGACTGGATTTGACCCATGCCGGCGCCAACCAGACCGCTCGCGCCCATGCCGCGTGATGCCATCTGTTGCGCGAACTTCGCAATCTCTTCTGAGCTCGCCATCTTCAGTTGCTCAACCTGGTTTGATATATCAGTTTCCGATATGCCTAAGTCGGATGACATGTATTCGTACAGCCACGGCTCAACAATTTCCTTGGCTGAAGTAACGGCATCTTTGGCATCGGCAATCTCAGGGGAATCGCTATGGAATCCATACTTTACAAGAAGTGCCTCTTGCTCTGGTGTTATGTCTTTGCCATCCTCCAGTTGATTTGCCGCGTAGGCCAGGTCCCACTCTTCGCCACTCTCAGCCGCCTTTGCAATGACAGCTTCCCACTCTTCCTTTGTCTTTCCACCTGGGTAAGCCCCTTCCTCGGTCGCTGGTTCCTCGGTCGCTGGTTCCTCGGCATCTGCCGGTTCCCCAGCACCACCCCCTCCGACTGCCTGCATATCGGATAAGTAACCCATTGACTCCCAGCCACCTTCCGGCGCTCCGTAGGTCACTTCCTCTTTCTTAGCCAATGCCTTTGCAGCCTCGGCTCTAGGCTCTACTTGCGGCGCCCCCACGTGAATGTTAATCGGGGTCGCTGGTGGTCGCATCGCTGGTTGCTGACGCTCCTGTGCGGGTTCTGGGGCAGCGGCAATCTCTGGTGGTTGGAGTGTCGGTATTGGGGGGATCCCCGGCTTGAGTGCTCGAGCTCGAGCGGCAGTATCCATCAGGCCACCCCGTTGAACGGGTGCCGTTGGTCGCTTCATTGCGCTGTTTGGGTTTTCTGCGCGTGGGTTCTTATAGCCCCGGCTATCCTTTGGTACTTGATACTTTGACATAACTAGCTCCTATGCTGCGCTTTGAACCAAAGCTGCACAGTGATGTCCACTGCATTGTTTTCAGTGACATCGGCCCGGACAAACAACTTCTGACCCGCATCAAACACCAAAGATGCTTGACCTTGATCTAATGTCCCTCCAGCGGTGTCGTCACCGTATGTTACCGTGAATTTCGCATTTGCTGTTGTATTATTATAGGCATCTGCAAAAGTTGTGTAGAGGCGAATCCCGAGCGCCCCAAGATTTGTGCCGGATGGATCGCCACCCCGAACTGTATTTATTTCATTGAATACGAGCCCACCGTCAGAAAATGAAGTAGGGACCGCAAAGCCGAATATCTTGTCTGTACCTGTATTCATATCGCCAAAAGGAATCGACACGCAGATGTTGTGATACCTATTGATTAGGTCTTCATTTGGGATCCCATTCGATAAGTACGTGTTTACCTTAGCAAAGTTGGCATTGAGGTCCGCAGCAGCCACTGACTGACCTTCGGCAAACACATCAAATTCAATAGAAGTAGGCATTAGCTCTCCAATGTGCCCTGCTCGTGCTTAACCTTGAGCCAAAGCGTTGTACAGATATCAATTGCATCATGCTCAGATGCCGCCACCCTAACGTAAAATGGCGTATTGTTTGTCACAGCCGTAGCAAGTGCGCTGGGAATGCTCGTTGTCTTTATGAATACACCACCGTCCGCGTCATCAGAAAAGGTTACTGTCAGTAACGCATTGCCAGTTGTGTTGTTATAGGCATCGGCCCACGTGCTGTAGTATGTCCAGCTCACCGCACCAGCGTCTGATGTGCCGCCACCCCGGGTGTTTTGTATCTCATAGAGCGCAGCGGTTGCACCCAGCGATGCCTGACCTGGCAATGCCACCGTATGGATAACAGACGACCCATTAGTCAAATCGCCTGTAAACAAGGTGACTGGAGTCGAGTAGTATGGCTTATCAAGGTCATCAAGTGGCGCTGTGCCGGCAAGGTAATTATTGATGTCACCAAAGTTGTCATTGACGTAACTTCGATTGACAAGTTGCCCATCCACTTGGTCTTGAAAGCTTAGTACCGTCACAGCCATTAGCAGCGCTCCTCGACACGGGAGGGGTCAATGACATTGAGTGCGCTTCCTGTCTCAATATTTTGACCAGCGAAGTAGCTAATCTGAACACCTGACGTATCGAAGGTGTTGCCAATCACTGTCATCAGGGATACGTCATCGCCTAAATACACATTGCCACCCGTTCGCTCAATTGAGTTTGCTGTTATCATCCCGCCAACGCATGTGCCACTATACTCGATGGCTCGATTCACGCCAGTATGAAACTCACAGTCCATTATCCTGACGCGATTAGCAGTGCTAACCAAGACCCCTCCGTGGAAGTCTTCAAAAACACAGTTCCTGACAATCGAATTGCTGCCTGAAATCTTCAGCGCGTGGGTGGCTACCGTGTCAGTCTCATCAATGAAGCGGATCCCCTCAAATATATTATTTACACCTGTAGAGCTTATTATTGGGTCTGTGGATGCCATTGCGCTCTCACGTCGAAAAACGGTTCGCCCAGGGGATAATGAGTGGATCTGGATAAACTTGGAATCTATCTCGAGGGTCTTATTGAAGTTCCACAGCCCTTCCGTCAAATACAACCGGCCCCCGGTCTTACTCAGCGCCCCAACAGCCTCCCGCAACGGGGTGGCTGGCGTAACACACACTTCGCACTGTCGCGTCACAAGACTTTCAATCTGCCGACCAATGGTCCTGAGTCGGTGGTCACCAGCACTGAACACGGTCACTGGCAGTCGGGTGTTCGTCCTCAGTGATGAGAACGCATTGCGTATGATTGGGAAAACGACGGTTGAAACGAATATCATCGAGTATCACCCCCCTCCACGTCAACCATAATCGCCTGAACGACAAGCGGCGGGCCGGTTATCCGGTCAACAGCATCCGTTGCATACGTGCCGGTTACATCGACCCGGTAACCCGACTGAAGACCGATTCTCAAAGACCTGGACCTAACAGATGCCGGTTCCAGCTTTGATGTGAACCAATCACGCGACTGATATGTCGATGCTGGGGTATGCGCCGCCCCACCTGAACTGTATGCCGTGCCATAGAAGAGCTCGACTTTGTTACCCCCATCCGTTGGGTGCATCGGGATAAGACCACTTGTCCCCTGAGTTTCAGACGCAGCAACAACTGTCTCTCCATCAGCGGAAAGCGTCTGACTGTCAGCGTGAGCCTCTTCACCCTCTGCAAACCACCTGGGTCCGTACTTATCTGCAGCCAAGCTACCCCATGACAACATCTTGAGTCGGATTGGTCGAAAGAGTGAGGTGTTGGGATTGTCCTTGAACAATCGACCAGTTATGTAAATGAACGGTATATATGACTTATTTATGGCGGCGCCGTTAGACTGCGCGAAATTATCCAAACGCCCACCATACCGGAGTAGCGGGAACTCCCCTGCTCCTGACTCCCCGGTGCCTGACGTGTAAATGACCTCATCCCCACCAATCAAAACGGTCGTCCCATCAAACATGCAGGACACGCGACGTTGCGACCAGGATGATGTGGATACGGCATACTCAGGACCTCGACCTGCTTGCAGCGGTTGATACAGAGACCACGCGCCATGATAGTAATCGTAGACAAGTGTGAGCGCATGCGAGCCGGATTTTGTCTGATGAATGTCCAGACTCCACCAAATCTGATTCTTTTTCTGGACGTGCAGCGCATTGGAGTGGGCCATAGAGGCTCGGACAGCTTTGTATGGCCACCCAAGGAATGAAAGCTCATGTGCGACTGACGGGGCTGCGGTATCAGGGACGTGTGTTTGCGTGCTGTTTCCGGTGAATATGGAGTCAATGCCCTTTGTCATCTTCTCAAGACCGGCACCACCCTCCGTTGCGCCTGTGAAGCCATAGATTCCATCCCGGGCCATGAAGTACAGAACCCCATTTGCCTCAACGATGGAGTTTGGAGCAACACAACCCACACCGCTAACTGCCTTGAACAGGCGAAAGGTTTCGTCAGTACCACCTGTCATCAGGTAGATGCTTCTGTCGGTAAAGACGACCAACTGCTCTTTGAACGATCTGAGACCAGTAATGACCTCCTGCTCTTCGACTGCAAAGAAATGGTAGGCAACAATGCCAAGTGGATCAAACGGGTCCGACCAAGCGACATGCTGTGGCCCAAATATCATTTTAGAACGGTTGTTCTGATTGATGTTAGCCTCTGGCACCTGGATTTGATTGCTGTGGATTGGGTTACTGAGCTCAACATTGAAGTGCTCTGGAAATCCAGCATACCAAATCGAGCCAAGGTGCTCTGTTGAGATGGGGCCAAAGGGGCCTGAGCCTCGGGGCGGGGTTATCCAATACCCCCAGTTGATGTCGTTTATTGCAATGACATCTCCCGTCATACTGGCCTCTTCAATCGTCAGCGTGTTGACGTGTGGGTCGAAGACGTAGATGTTATGCTTTGTGTAGATAAGGGTCACATGGTGGGGTGATTCCTTTACGCCGTCACCATCTGTGTCCTTTGCTAGAATCACATCAGAGAACCTGCAAGTAAACTCCTTATCAAGGGGTTCATTTGCGATAGCGGTACTCGTCTTTACGTTTTCACCTGTTCTGGCATCGTAAACGTAGTAAACGGCGGCACCCGCGTTGTTTACACCCACCCCTAATAGGTAGCGGGGAGTGCCGTTGACCATGACGGTGTGAAGGTGCATGCGGTCAGCACCCTTGCCTGATATCTGCTGAAACCCACTGCGTCCTTCGATATACCCGCGATGGAAGTCAACATTGAGCGCAAGTTGGCAATGCTCAGGCTGCTGGAAGTTCTCACGCTCTTCCATGCCAAGCCATGGGCCATTGAAGGTAAATGTACGGGGGTTTGCTCGCCCGCCGGCTCTAGTCCCACGGGGCACGGGTTACCCTCACATAGCTGGGCTCAGAGACCTGTCTTGATATGGCATTGTCCTTCATGCGCTCCAAGCCCTCGGCCCAGAGTTGTTCAATCATTGGGTTCTGACCCTGTTGTTTTGAGTTCATGAGCTTTGCGAGAAAGACGGCAACCAAGTCGCCATAGGCATCGGCTGCACCGTTCTCATCATCCTGCTCACTTCGGAGAACAACATGAGCGTCAGTTGTCATCTTCTCAATGTTCTTTATCCAGTGGATGTGGAAGTTGAGTGCTTCTGTCGGGATAGGGGCAATATACAAACGTTTCCCCGCTAGGCAAAAGTACCGACCACCCACGCCTTGGCGCCAGCTATCCATGCTTTGGGCCATTGCTCTGTCTTGGAAAAGCATTGGCCTCCACTTCGTCGGGATGTTTGTTGGCGAAATCACTGCAGCGTTTTCAGTGCCTTCTAGTCCTAGAATCTTATAAGGAATTGCGCTGATAAAGTTGGAGGTTATATCAAAAAACTCTGTGTTTGCAGTCCACACGAAGGGGCCTGTTGTAGACTCAATGAAGTACTCTGGATTAGTATCAATGAGCTCCCTGAACACGGTTCTATTGGCCTCATTGGCCAGGGCGTTTTGTTGAGCCACTGTCCAGAAGAGATCACCCGTTTCGTCTAGGAGCAGTTTTGCCAGTGCTTTGACGTCTTCGAGCGTCTTGACTGAACCATCCCATGCCATAACAAAAATCCCCTAATTCATGAAAAAGAATCTATCGGGTGCCTTGTGGCGCACATCGGTGCCGCACAGCTCATCGCCAATCTTTTTGGCTGAGTCCCAGATTGCGTGCTTTGCAGCGTAGTGAATCTCATCAGACTCGCTGCGCTCCTTTTGCTCCTCAATGTACTCGATATCATCATATTGCTTTAGGTACTTGTCTGCACCTTCGCGCCAGAGATCACACCGACGCACGTATGTAACGAGGCGAGGGTCTCTGATATGCAGACCGACGCCATCGTCATCTTCCCAGACCTTCCATACAAAAGGCACCCGCTCGCGAGAGGGTATCTTTTTTACACCGAACTGAATCTCAACGGTGACATCAATAATACGCGCAAGCATCCATCGTTTCGCACGACCACACCAGCCTACAATAAAGTTGTCGTCATGGATTTGTTCACGTATGCGCCTGGACTCAGCTTGATTCCAGTTAATGCGCTTGATGTCATTCCATTGAGATTCAGTCAGAATCATTATGCGTCCGTTGGGTCTGCTTGGTCATTGGTCTGTGGGCTAGGTGTCAGCTTAGGCAAGTACTTTAGCTCCAAGCCAATCAACCGTGGATCGTTTGCCGTGTCCGTTGTGCAGTCTACGAATATCCGCAAAATATCACTTGTCCCAGCAATGCCGTCTGTCGTAGACGAATCTGCCTTGGCCCACGGGGTTGCCAGCGGAACATTGATGGCGCTCGGCGTATCCGATACCGTGGCAAATGCTGTTGGAGCACTCGTCGCTGGTGCAGCCCCGAACGCTACCTCGGCGGCAGAAATAGCAAAGCTCTCCGTAGCGGTAAGATCACTTGACACAGCCGCTGCCCAGATAACCCGGTAAAAGACGTTGTTATCCCAATCAATGCTTGTCGGCGTGGGCATTGATATGAACACCTGATCGTCGCCACCGTCAAACTTCCAACCAACAAACCCGGTTGTACCAACCTCTACCAAGTCTTCATTGCCGTCACCAGCATCTTGGTTGTCTGCTGAACCCGGTTTCCAATCAAAGGCCGCAGCCGGAAGGTATAGGCTCTGGTACTTATAGTTAATATTCTTATCGCGAATCATAGTTTACCACTCCACAGTTTGCCCCCCATTGCGGGGATACTAAGTAAAAGAAAAACACCAGGGGGCATATTGCCCCCCAGTGGTCTAGGTATCCTGCACGACCCTAGAAGATCAAGTTAGAAACCTCGATGTCGGAAAGCAACGTTTGCGAGAAACGACGCTCAAGGCCCATGTTGCCATACCAACACATGAAAGCTTCCCAGCTATCAGAGTTGAGTTTACGGCTAAATGAACTGCCATCACGGTCTGCCCAAGCCCAATCCTTCATCGTGTACAACTTAATGTCACTTGTATTGAGGAAGAAGAGCTTGTTGTAAGGTGCCATCCGGTCAAACTCAAGCGGCATCGGGTTAGTCCCGCCCGCGTAAGTCAGCTTCTGGAAACCACCTTTGAGTTGCTCTGGAGAATAACGAACGTCGCTAGTCAACAGATTGATGTACTCACGGCGAATGCTGTGATGCCCCATAATCAGGTTAGGCTCTGCGCCGGCAACCTCATCAGCGGTATCAATAGCAAGCTGCATCAGCTCCAGGGACAACGGACGGTTAGTACCGCTGTTACCAAGAACGTTTGCCTTCCACTCGGGATTGGTGCCGGTGTTGACCTCTTGCAGGTCATCATCGGCGTCATCCACCATGAATGACAATCCGGTGATCTCATTATCAAATGAGTTTTCACCTGCTTGAGTGCTATCACCACGAACAATCACATCGTTGGCGCCAAGCGTTACAGTGGCCGCGTCAGTTCCATTGGTTGTCAGTTGAACGGTATCCCGATCAACAACCTTTAGAACAGTAAGACCACCCGTATCGGCTGTAAACGCACCCGCTGAACTGACCGTACCAAGCACCACAGGCATGCCCTTCTTCAAGTAACGAGTACCAACATCAAGCTGATTGTTTGATGCGGCATCCGTATGCGCCTGAAGCGTTGCAGTTACCTTAAGGTTGCTGACAGTCTGAGAGGCATTTGTACCAGCGGCGATAATACCTGTTTTACCAGCAAATTTAGCAACCGTGTCCGGGTTATCAACGTCTGCGCCGACATCCTTCCAATTGTTGCCCCAAACCTGACGGTTCATATCGACACGCAGGTCACGTCGCATTCCCTCAACCTCAGTGCGAAGCGCTGAAGCAAACGAACCCTTGTCACCCTGGGATGCTGCAATAACAACACCTGTGAGCTCAATACGTCCGTAAAGGAACTTCGACTTGATGCGACTCTCTACGTACTCTTGCTTTCCAGCAGACGGCAGAGTGCCTGTCTCACCACGAGCACCAACACCGTGATTACGGCGAAGATGGACGGGGAAAACAACACGTCGTCCGTTCCACTTTCGTTTGGACTTCTCGATGTACTTGAGAATGGGAATTTTATTATTGAGGTGCTCGCGCACAGGTCCTTCGTAATACTCTTTGAGTACTACGTCAAAATCTGTACCGGCGCCCGCAGATGCTTTTTGAACCATTTTTTACTCCATAAAGTTCTTATGAGTCTAAGAACGCCACGGCAGCAGCTTCAGCACCATCCATATCATCACCAAAGTCTTTAGCAACAGGCATAGGCCCCTGGCCTCGCGTAAGCGTTTTGGGTTTGGGCGAGTAGCCCTCTCTCCGCAAGCGCTCATTGTATGCACGCTCCGCTTTCTCGTGTGAACGTTTTGCCAGAACCGCCACGCTCGCCCGTGGGCTGCGTATGACAGCGTTTACAACGTCCATTTTATTCATGGAGGGATACCTTGCTTTAGCGGAATCCAGTTCCATTTTCAATTCACGTTGCTCCTGCGCTACAACGAGCTCTGTCTGCCTACTGGCAAGTCGCTCTTCCATCGCTCGTTGACTACGTTCCAAATCAGCAACCTTCTTCTCAACCGGGTCGATATATTCTTCTTCCGCTTCAGGTTGTTGTCGCTGTTGCTCTTGTTGGTAATAATACTGATTGTACTCAGCTTGTCGCCGTGAGTGCTCCTGCAACTCATCAAATTGTTGTCGTAGACGCTCGTTTTCAGAACGAACATCACTCAGTTGATTCCGGCTTTCCTTGAACCGCTCATAAGGAACAGCTTCAGGACTGCCTTCGCTACCGTACTCTGGAGTTGGTTCACCTGTATCGCCGGCTGCCGCGAGTTCCTCACCATCATACGAAGAGGTCTGCGAATCCCCCATGGAGCCTGTGCCCGTATCGCCAAATTCTTCACTCATCATAACCCCACAGCTAGTTATCGTACCAGCGGACGCTTATTGTGGTGTTTGCATTCCTGCTTCAAAGTCTGCAACTCCCGGCCCTCTCGTGCCAACGGCTTGATTGAGCTCTGGAGTACCTCCTCCAAGCATTCCTGCAGGTTGCCCTGCTGGCGGACCAGCGGGACCCCCACCTTCAGGAGCTTCCATTCCGGCAGGTGCCATCGTTGGGGGCATGTTTTGCACCCCAGCGTCAACGTATGACTGCCACCATGGTTGTCCCTGTTGGTTCTGTGATTCAGCATAATAGTGCCAAGCTACATGTCGCAAGTAGTTTTCTTGAATACTCTCGGGTAGCAGTCGATAATCTATCGACTTCATGAACTCACTATGCTGATCTATATGAACGGGATGGTCGTCAAACGCATTCACGTCGGGCGACCTGCCTCCCTCGAGAAGTTCATTCTCCTCACGGGCAAGGTTACGATCTTTTGATTCATCACCGTAGACGTTTTCCATAAACCCAAATTCCATGAGCTTACGTGCCTTCATCTGCGTTCTCGGGTCAGAGGGATCCCCCAAAATACCAACCTGGTACATCTGGATAATCTGCTCACGCCGGTAACTTGGATGCTTCGGGAGCATCGAGTTAGGAAGTACGCGGACACGGGTGTTCTTTATCTGCTGTGCGTGGAAGTTGAAAACCTCCACAATCTTATTTCTTCCAAGGGTCTGAACGGTCATCTCGATGGGCATGTACTCACGCCACATCCACAACACCTGTTCACAAATACCCTCAATGGCTGACTCAAGCTCGCGAACCGTAGGCCCCAACTTGGTAGCGTCCAGGTCCGATAGAAGCCCAATCGCACGACCAGAGGTCTGAGCAGGGGCGGAACCCCGGGTCACATCAGAAACACCGCTAATGTTCTGGATATGTTCAATCTGCTCCTTCTCAATCAGCCTATGTTCTGGTGACATCGGCGGCGGAGGGAGTGGTTCCGGCGGGCGCGTGGCTGTGCGCGAGTAAAAGATAAGCTCACCCGGCTCATCAGTGAACTGCTGCTTTTCAACAGACCCCTTTTCCGCTCGCCACTTGGGTTGAGCATGAAGGTTCTTGTTTTCAATCCGCTGACTAACGCTCTTGTTGAGTTCCTTTTGAGCTGGAATCAATGAGTTGACAACGCCCTCTCCAGCCAATCGGCCCGGTACGGAGTTGTGACGAACGCATACAAACGGCAAACGACCGTAGGGCAGTGATTCTTCCTCTTCAAGGACGATGCCGCCGGCAACGATTGCGTAATAACCTTCAGGGTGTCGCGGCGAAGGTCGCTCAAAGTACTCAAGAACATTGATGCGATCCATATTCGTCTGGTCAGCGTCTGACGACGAGGATGCAAATTCACGCATCACCTGCTGACTATACTCATCCACCTCGTAACTCGTGTTGGGCTGAACGTACTTTCCCTTTTCCCAGCGAGTTCTAACCTCATCAATGTGAAGCATGTTCGAGTGAATCATCCACCGACAGGAATCCATGTCCTTGGCGCCTGGGTCCCAAGCAACCTCGAGCGGCGAGAGCACATCAATTACAGGCAGACCACTCTTCCTGCGAACACGGGTCTTCTCGCGCCTATCAAGGTCTTCGAGACCTATCTTATCTTCCGCGTACTCGATGACATCTGAAATGATATCTTCCTCGTCATCGTACTCTTCACCCGCATCAACATCCCAAAATATCTTGATGAAGGCTGTCCCTGTAATCGACGCCCACTTCATTGCCTCGTATATCTTGTTCTGGATTTTGAGCTCGTGCCATACATAGTCGAGTAGAGCCTCACATTGACGTGCCGCATCCAGGTCGTCGTCATCGCTGGTGGCTGGCATGCACACAAAGCCCGGGCGATTCTCAACCAACTTACCCGCAAGCGTTTCCACAGTCGGCAAGATGTAGTTGAGTACCATACGAACACGCCAAGGAGGCGGGCTGTCCTGCGATAACAGACGTGTGACACGGTTATAACGTGACCACTGACGACCTGTGTAGAACGCAAGAGCGAGCCATACGTGCTCTATTGTGTTTTGCTTCGTGCTCTCAGATATCTGCCACTGCTCATGAACGTAAGACGAGGTCTTCTTCTCTTTTTCGTCAGGGTTGTAGTCCTCTACTCCCTTCTCGCTATAAGCATCGGTAATCGGCCCTGAATCCATCTGCTAACGCTGCCTCATCCATGCGGGTTGACTCTCAGATTCCGACTTGTTAATCATCTGCCGACGCATCATCTCAGCGGCACGCAAACGCCAATCCATCGAACGAGGCTGGTCTACACCACCACCCGGTGTCTGTTGGCCGGCGGGAGATTCCGTAGGAAGGGGCTGCTCATTGCCCTTACCCAACAACTCAACGATTTTTTGGTCAAGCTCACCTCGAGGGCGAGAACCGTAGGGACTGCTACCTGACGCACCAACCTGCGTTGGATATTTGGGTATAGTCCCGTAGGCCATTACAGACCTGCCCGGGCACTTGCTGCCTCACGCATAGCGTCTGGACCCGGCTCTTCCACGGGTGGACCCTCTGGTTCCGCAGGTCCCTCGTCCATCGTGGAGCTCAGTGCAGAAATAACCTGCTGCTTTATAGCGGGCGGCAACGTCTGCAACATCTCAATTAGTTGATCTACTTCTTCAGGTGACGGTCCCATATCTGAACCCGGAGGGGGTCCTGCAGGAGGAGGTCCCATTGGAGGGGGTCCCATCGGAGGGCCACCTGGGCCTGGAGGTAATGCTGACATTATACGGGTCTCCTTGATTGCAACCGGCGCCGGATTCGTTCGGCTGCGGTCATCCTTGGTTGTGAACTAGTTGACAGGCTAATATTGCCTGTGTCAATAGGAAGCTTTGGTGCGCTGCTAACTCTGCCCATGCTCGATGCAGAAGGTGCTGGAGTAACATTCATAGGTTTGAACTTCTGACGTTGTGACTCGGCACGCTGAAGAGCTGCAGACCGACTAGCAGCCTCTCTGTTCTTATTAGCCTCATCCTCGGCGGCATCCTTGGCCATGGCCCCCTGCACAATGCTGCCGGTGACCGTAATCATAGCCCCTATAATTGCTCCCCACATTACTGACTCTCCATTTCGTATTCAAATTGCTTTTTGTACTTTACATCAAACTCTTCCCAAGCGGAATGAGAGTTATCCAGAACGGCAAGCTTGAGTTTTCTGTCGTCCATATCAGTTTTATGATGTAGGAATTTGGATATAGCTATACAGAGTATTCCAAATGGTATTGTGGCCGATAGACCGATTATGAGTGCTACTACTACCAAACCGTCCCCAGGTGTGGATCTCTATCAACATCAGCAGCCACGTTTAGGAAATTAGCCACCGAATCCCTTGGGAGATCTACCTTTTTTCCACTTGGCTCCGAATATGACGCATCATCCAGCTCAGAGTCAAGGTACAATCCAATCGCCATCGACATAACTGCATCATCATGCGCCCCCGGCATCGCTTCCGCTCGACCACGCATGTTCTCAATAAAGGTCTTACACTCACCCATCAACCGCAATGAGTTGAATGTCCAGGTCTTCAAACGTATGGCTTTACCGAGTGCCGCAATCGCAGCCTCTCTCTGCCCCTTACCCTGCGTCCTAAAACCAAAGCGCTGAGTCCAGTTACCGGAAGTCGAACGGACATAGAGATTCGGGTATCCACCTCCTCCATCCACGTCAAGCAATTCTCGGACAACGGCGAGACCCGGCCCATCAATCTCAGGGACGATAAGTGCATTGTTATATGCTCGGCCTGCAACAACGGCTTGACGTGCAGTGATATCTGGCGGCTGGCGAGCATAATATTCAGCAACCTGCACTCGCTCGGTTCTATCCAGTACTTGAATGCAAGAGAAGTCGCCATCCTCCACCCCGTGTGCCGAGTCTATAGTTATAAGGTACTCACGTGTGGGGTCAGGTCGATGCCAAATCCGCCAATCATCAGCACCCGGCACCAGTGACATGTGGTCTTGGAGAAGCTCACCCTTTGAACATGGAGGTGGATTATCCATCAAGTCGCGAGATATCTCTTCAACAGCAACCTGGTCGAATGGGCTTCGTGCGCTAGAGGTGAAAGCTATCTGAGGTGACAGTGGATATTCCGTGTCAAAGCGAACAAGATCTCCACCGAATTTGGTACGAAGCGTCTGCAACGCCCAACGTATCTGGCAAGGCTCCAAATCAAACTCAACCATCCGGTCTGCCCAAAACACATCCCAACCCTGCTGAGAAGCGAGCTCGTAGAAAAACTCTGCCTCTTCTGCCTCATGTGCCTTGAGAAGACGCTCACGCAACTTCTTGTCACCACTCTGAAGCGGCAAGCGGTAATGAGCGTGCTCCTGCCAACCAAAAAACAATGCCTTGAATATATTACCAGGCTCGTTCTTCCAGGCTTGCCAGAAACGATTGTAAAAAGCACCCGCAGCACCATGAGCTGTGGACTCAATAATACAGGTCGTTCCAAACTTGTCTTCCAAAGAACCCAACTGCGACTGCAACACATCCTCGTCACTACTGGCACGACGGTTCTTCCACCAAAGCGCTAACTCAGAAAGATGGAGAAAGTCAGGCGTCGAACCACGGGCCGCATCAGTCGCACCCTGAGTCTGGATTGAAAAGCGTGACCCATGCTCCCACTGGATTGAATGACCCACAACTCGAGCAGGGGCCAACTCGTCAAAGAAATCTGGAAGGTTCTGTTGATAGCGTTTCGCAATGCCGAAAATCTCTTTGGTCGAATCCTTCAGGTGAGCGATGCACTTCGCATTGGCGTGCTGGGAGAACTGGCAGTAGTGCTGACCCAAGGCCTCAATCAAAGTCGAACAACCGACCTTCCTTGACTTGAGGATAATCAAACGTACCGGAGACCCAGATTGCTCCTGCTCCTCTATCGCGTTGAGAATCTGTTCCTGCTCTGCGTTCAAAACCAATGGCGTCAATTTGTACTTGCCATCGACCATCGTGCGTATGCGTAAACAGTTCTGGAAATAAAAACGCCGGTCTACACGGCAACGCTCCCAGAACTTTCTTACTTTTGACATAGGATGTGCCGCCCACGGGAACAAAGGAGAAACCGTGGGCGGCACAAGGGGGGAACTTGTTCACCGTATGGTACAGAGGAATGAACCATAGGAGCTACCCAGCCAAGCATAGGCGCACTACCCAACAATTTCAAGCGTCTTTCTGCGGCGACGAACACCCGCTTTTTTTATAGCCTTCTCAACCTGCCGGCGAGACAACCCCGTCTTGTCGATAATCTCTTTGTAACTCAACCCAGCTTTGTACAACTCAACCGACGCATCCAATGAGGCCGACGATTCAAACTCCGCCTTGGCCGCACTGATGTCCAACTTCTCGTCCAGGGCGTCAGGGGCGAATGGATCCCAAGTCGAATCTGTGGAAAAGGAGCTCGCCTTCTCTACCATCTCACCAATCGACTTGCGGATGCCAACATAAGTCTGAACTGCCCGAAGGCTCTTGTGCAATGAAACCAAGTCGCCATCCGACTCTTCAAACGCACGGGCCACCAAAGCCTCTGTGCTCACCGCTGCCTTCATCCAGTACGCAGCAACATCCGATTGCTCCACTGGTTGGATGAGGGATTGTTCGGTTGACGGAAGTTCGCTCACAGCGGTATTGTGAGGGAATGTCTACTAAAAGTAAACCCAACACTAAAGTCCCCGCTGACAAAGCATGCCTTGAACTGCTGTCCAGAACTGCAGCAAAATCAAACATCTCTGTCAGTACACTCACTAACCTCTGCGTCGAATCATTTATCGGCTCGCTCGAAACCTACGGGATGACTGCGCCGAAAACTGAGATGAAAGCAATCAAAGGCTCCGGTGACAACGGTGTCTTCGTTACACTCTCCAATAGAAACTTCACCGAGCTCAACAATGTGGCAATCTACCTGGGTGCAAGTATGGCCGCTATGGTTAGAGATGCCGTCCTCGGACAACGATTCAACTTTCAACGACTGCAACCCGTCAACGCTCGAGCCATGCCCTCCGTTCGCAAAACCCTCTTCATGATGGAACAAGAAGGCCCGCGACAATCGCCGGCTGCCTAGTTTCTAAAATTCCACCAAAAATTTTCTAGGAGTCCCGGGTTTTAAAACGACCAGGCTCCGAAAATCGACTTTTCACTAGACCGATGTCTGACCACATAGGGACAGAACACAAAGCGGAGGGTACTACGTACCCCGGGTCTTTCTATAGACACCATCGCTTCGCAATGGTGTCTCCCCCCCATGGGGGGATAGCTCCCAAAGGGGAGCGGGGGGGAGGCT